ATAATACACATCCTTCGGACTACCCACCGCGCCTCCACGGGCGGCAAATTGGCTCATGATCCCTGGGACCGCCTCCAAGACTTGAGGGAGATGTTCTGGGGATAACCCCTCTTGTAAATGCTCCATCACCTCGGGGTCATCTTGTAACAGCTCAAATATCTGTTCGCCCCCTCCCCCGTATTTTATAGCATCAACAATGGCACTTATGTCCGACCCCGGCACCAAATTGCCAAGCTCATCAATTTCAACGTCCCCTGCTCCGGGCAGATACGGGGCTGCCCCCTCAATGTACTTCTGCTCCTGCATAGCGTCACGGGCCTTTTTGCCTTGTTTCTTGGCTGAATAAGCACCTATTCCTGCTGTTGCAATAGAGCTGATGACGATGGCTGCAACGACAACAGTCATGTTAATTCCTCGAAATTATTTGTGACCAAACGTGCCTCTAGTTTATCCACATCCCGCTCATTGTCCGGATTCGCATGGACCGTGATCCAAATCGTATCCTCCAACGCAACCGAAGCTCGCTTCGAACCGGCGGGGGAACTAAAGATAGCAAAACCTTTGTACACCTCTACCACATCCTCGGTCTGTGTTGTCGTGACCGTGCGTACATGCCCACTCGGCATAATCGTGACGCAATCGTAACGGTGAATATGTCCCGTGGACACTGTGCCTTTCTTCTTGTACAAAGCACGAACATACACGCCCTCCGCAAAATGATGCGTTAGCTGCGCAGTCGCTTGGGGTAAGTCCTTAAGAACTTCCTCTAATTTGAAGATCTGGTTCTTTCGCGTTAGCGCCAGCTCATTCATTTATAACTCTTGCCGTAATACCCCTTCTTATAGGACAGGGCACCACCGGACCGCAGCGTGGGGGGCTCG